ATCGATCAACACGGGCCTAGCAAGAAAAGAACCCAGATCCGCGTCAACAGGACCTGGGTTTACAACGGGGTTCACGGGAATGGAAGGAATAGAAGCCTCCGTTGTGGGGGCCGCCGAAATGAATTTCGTCACTTCGACGGACTTGTCTACAGCGACCAACTCGGTGGTCTCATCCTCTACTTGAGGAGCGTTTTCGGTTGCAGAACTAGAAACTCGTTTTACGACTCAGGGGTGAGTTAGCCCCAGAGAAGGCTATCCAAGCTCGGCCACCTTAACGCCAAAATGCTCTGTAAAAGTTGTTCGCATCTTGGCCTGCACGGCTCCAAAGCGCACTAGTACCGTCCTTATCACGGTCGTAACGCCTTTTCGCCTCCACAACTGCTTCCCGGTAGGTTGGAAACAGTGCGCAGGAATTTTGCAACTGGGGTACAGTTTTGTAGGCTTCCACAATTTGATTGTAGAGCCCTTCGAACCTGTCATCCCCAGCAGCGGCACATTCCTGTAGCGCCGAAGAAACAAACTGGAAGTGCAATTCCTCCTCTGAGACAAAGGGGGTGGGCACTTGCCAGTTAACATTCTTGAGAATGCTCTCTCTCTCGATTGGTGCGTAAACGCGGCCATCCTTCTCCAAGAAACCCCTTTTCAGGAAGTTCCATTTCTCGACCGGAAAGGAGGTGGGGAGCTCATCGGACTTGTCCGGTGAAGTCATAGTAAGCCCAATCTCCCTTTTAAGAAACTCGGAAATGAACGGGAGATTGAAAGCTTCGTGTATGGTTGACTGCATGCCATCGTCCCCTAGGCCATCTCGTGCGTTGTCCTCCATATACGTATCTCTACCTTCTTGTTCAAAAGCTCTCCGAACTTCTTCTTCTCCGCGGAACTCAATCCACGCCATCAACAACAAGATTTCCTGGATAATGGTGTTCCACTGCGCCGTAAGCCACAGACCTGAACCCAAAGTTCCTTCGACCTGAAAGAGAGAATCCTTGTAGTTGTACACTGGGTGGCATACAACGGCGAGACCGCGTGCAAGCAGCAACAACGCGGGGTAACCCTCAACGAAAGAATCAACGGCGAGGACGTGACTCGCAATCGAGAGAAAAACTTTTGCGGCGAGCAGCATGAGGTTGCGATGGTGGGACTTGTCGTATTTCTTGAAGTCCCAGAAAAGGTGGTATGGGAAGTCCATATGTTTGCGGTAGATCTTGCCCCACTGCTGAGAGACGCAATCAATTCCGATGCTCATCCCTGTTAAGAGATAGTTCTCCTGCATGTACTTAAACACGGGGAGAGAGATTCGGCGCATGAGATCGTTGAATGGACCTGGGAAACACGCAAAAATCCGAATATCCTTCGTGGGATTCTTCACCTCATCCTTGAAGATGATATCTCCGGCGATCCCTGGATTGACGCCCACCATCAGCATTTCCGCAATGAAGCGGACACTGGCTCTGCCAACCGATGTGTACGTCTGGGCTTCAGGTGTCCCTGCCAGTAGCCTTTCAGTTTTCGGGCCACGGCAAGGAAGTCCAGCTCCTGTACCTTGTTTCACCTTGTCGATGTAGCGCACACCTTCCAATCCATTGAGAGATTCACTCTCAGTGAGCGGATGGATTTTCGGGTATTTGCCGAGCACCTTCTCGTAACGCTTGTCAAGAATAGCGTGGACCAACTGCGCGTAGGGAACTTTTCCTGTACCTAAGTGTTCCCACAAACTTCGATGCGCGATACGCGCTGGGGTTGACTTCTCGCCATCAACCCACTTGTCTTTGTATTCGGGGGGACATTTGGACGAAGGGGGTATAAGCCCTTGTAAAAGAGATGGAACTATCTTCGTCCTGAACTTGCCTTTCACACTGTACTCCACTCTCCCGACAGGGATAACCTTGCTCGTGACATCACACAACGTCCCATTCTCATGCCCGTTCAAAGCCCAGTGCATGTAGGAACTTGGAGCAAAGGCTGAAATACCTTCTTCGGCATAAGGGTGAAAACGAAGATTTGGAATTTGGCG